CGTCTTCAGGTCCATAGAATTCATAAGCCCCATGCTTAGTACCTGGGTTCTTCGCCCAAGTAGACAGAGCGCTACTTCCGGCAGGCGTAGTGTCCCGATTTAGATAATAGACATACGGAAGGCTAACCTGACCATCTTTTACTGGCTTGATATTTGCTAGGATACTCTGATATTCGGGGTCATTTGTACGAAGTGAGTGCATACGCTTTGCAAGTTCGGGATTTTCCCACGCTTGGAATTGCCCAGGAGCCATAAGTTGCTCACGGAGAGACGCCCCATGATTTTGGAAATTCGTTTGAGCACGGTTAAACGCTGTCGCAGCGATGGCTTGCTGCCCCTCAGCGGGTTCATTTCCCGCCTCTCCATAAATTGTACGAACCAGCAGATCGGTGTCTGGATCGATTGAGTCTACCATTTATTTACGCCATTCGCTAGTTGGAGGTAAAACTTCTGCGGCTCTTGCGGCTTGAATGCCATTATAGAGTTGGAGCCGCTCATTAGAAGACAGAGACTTATCTAGTTTTGATCGCTCTGCCGCTGTCATTTCATCTAAACCGAAAGCCCGTGGATCGACATGATGGGCCCAGTCTGATATGAATTTACTGTACGTTCCTTCTGGACGACCTGATTTATTGAATGCAACAGTGCCCGCTTGGCCCATTCGTTCGATAGCCTTATTGACTCTCAGGAGATCTTCGTTTGCAAGAGTGCTAATATGCGTACTTGGATTACCAGCGATTGCTGCAGCTAGTTTATCACCAGTTAGTGACCCTAGTGAGTTTGCGCGATTTAGGGTGTACGTAGTCAGATATTTATGGAGTTCGTCAAAACTCTTAATTTTACTTGGGTCAATGCCAACGATACTAGCAAAACCCGGAGCATTTGTATTTAGGAAGGACTTGATTGTATTGAGTTGTTCTGCACCAGGTCCCGTTGCACCCGCGTGAGCAAGGGCCTTTTGAGCCTGTTCGATACCGAGAATTCGAGCTTTGCTCGCCACAAGATCTGCTCGGGCAGTCTGAACTTGCTTAGAAGACTCGGCTCCCGCAGTTTCAGCGGCTGCGGCTGCACCGATAGGCGGACTTGCTTTAGTTGGGCCTTTTAGGGCGCCAGAACCTTTAGGCGCAATTATCTCTGGATACCCTTCCGCTTCAGTACCGATACCGACCTTGACTGGAGTTGCAGCTTCGCCAGCACTCATAGTCAGTGGAGTTTGTGCCGCATTACCGCCAGCCTTCTCTACTGTACCAAAGACAGGATTACTCAAGTTCGTTTGTACAATCGGATTACCGTCGGCATCTTTCGCATTTTCAACAGTTGAGACAGCTGGCACAGCTGCGGCTGAGTTACCTGGGCCACCTGCACCATTTAAGGCGGCAGCATGAACCCAATCACCACTACCAACAAAATCGGCGATCTGATCTTGGGACATTCCTCCAAGAAGATTCGGATTTTGGTTAGCTACTGCAAGTGCTGAAATAGCATTTTTGGCTCTAACTTTTGGATCGGGGCTAGTACCATAAACAGACCCTACAATTCCAGTCGCAGCATCTCGTTGAGCTTTAGCAACTGTTTGCTGTGTCTGTTGAATTTGGGCTTGAGTTTGCTGGATACCGCGAGCCCCAGTTAGACCAGCCATGATTTCCGGACCAACTCGATGGTCATTCGCCAAGAACTGGCTAAACTTGCCTTGATCGATTGTCCCGTCTGGCCCAGTAGACGCAGCAAGATACTGCCCAGCAAGGTTCTTTGCTTGAAACATCTTATTCTGATTTTGCAGATTATTGAGTTCCGCAAGACCAGACATAGTTTTAACAGCGTCGAATGGCTGTACATTAACTTTAGCGGCAACGTCTGTAGTGTCAAATCCTGACATTACTGCGGTACTCCTTGGCTTAGGGGACTAGCCTCTTCTTCAGGTGGTCCGAACGCATTATGCATGTGATTGCGGAATTCTGCGGTGGCCAATAGAAACTTACCTAGTTCTTTACGAATAGCGGGCTCGTCGTCGGGTAGTTTAGCGAGTTCTCCGATAAGCATTTGCTTTGACTCTGGTGTCGGAAAAGCACCTTTGGCGATCATCTCAGACACACCGTCAAAAACATGCTTCTTTGTAAGATCACCTTTAGGTAAGCTTACAAGTTTGATCAGACCGTCCATCGTCGCTTCTACAGCTTTATGGCCACCAGCAATCTCATCTTGTTGTGGGGTGTATTGTGGTTGTGGCTGTTGCTCTTGTGGAAGCTGCTGGCCTTGGAATGCATTACCCATCATTTTAATTAATCGCCCTCAGTATAGTAGTTATAACCAGACGAAGGTGCCTGTGGTTGGTACATACTTGCTTGTTGCTGTTGTTGGAATTGATTCTGCCCATATAGATAAGCATTAGCCAGACTACCAATCCCAGCGCTGGTTGCGTTAGCAGAGCCGATAGTACCAGCAGCGCTAGCATTAGCAGCACCGATATTGGACTGGCCGATATTTGCAGCGGCAGTTGTACCTTGAGCACCAGTTAATGTCGCAGCGTTTTCGCCGAGTTGGGCTAGGGACTGCTGAGTACCGAGATTAGTGGCGTAGGTGTTTCTGGCCGCATCGTAGTTAGTTGTATAACTCTCTAGTGCATTCTTAAACTGATTCTGATACGTCGAGTCAGCAAGGCCAGTAGCGTACGTGGCTGCACCTTTAAGCGCAGCCCCAGAGGAACCAAGGCCCTGTGCGGCATAACTATTCTGTGTAGATTTGAGGCCCTGGCTCAGGTTGAATTTATACCCTGGGGTGGCTTCAAGTTGTGCTTGAGTTGGTTGGAAGTCAAATGTCCCCTGTGGGTTAACAAATGGTCCCATGTCATTAATCTTTTGAATTGCACCATAGCCAGCCTCAGTATAGGGCTGGTTTCTAGCTACACTCTGTTCGTACATTGCTAACTGTGTGGCGGCGGATTGGTTCGCAGCAGTAGCTTGTGTTTGCGCTGCATTTTTAGAGGCAGAACTGCTAATGGCTGCGGAAGCAAGTCCTGCAGCACCCACGATACCTGCACCGATAACTGCAGCACCCATTATATTTCTCCAAATTCTAAACGATAGAGGGTTCCAGCGGGCTCAGCTCCCAATCTCCGATAAAGAGTTGAGATACGGTCTCCGCTACCGCGTGTACCAGCTCGCATAACGATTTCATTAACTCCGCGTTGACGTAAACCCTCAATGGCCTTACGTTGTAATTTTAAACCTAGTCCTGGGTAGTCGGGAGATGCGTAGAAAACAGTGTGGCATCCTGTAAGTTTGCCAGACACTTCTAACGACTCCCCAATAATAGAAACAAGATACCCGAATATACGGCCATTGGATTGTGCTATAGTAACTTGTAGCGCACCCACTTCTTCATATTTTTGGAATAGGGGTATATTCTTATTTAGATAGTTGTCAGGATGTTCCCCTACTGAAGCACAATGTTCTCGCATTGAGACAGTTGAGTCTTGCAATAATTCGGAAAGAGACCCAAACTTTAGGTCTAAACCGTTTGCTTCTCTAATCTGATGACTGTAGAGTAACGATAGACTTTTCTGTTTAGCGATAGCTACAAGTCGATCAATCTGAGTACAATTTGCAATAATATATCGCTTAATCGGTTTCGGATCAACTTGTATGTTAATATCAGCTAAGCGTAGCCACCATTCGTGATCATGTGCATATGGTAGGGCATATTCAAATAGGTCTTTACAGACTTCCTCTTTACTGAGATCTTCATATCGATAAGACCGACATGCTGGGGCTCTCCGTTCAATTTGACCCAATTTGTGATCTAAGTACTTGAATAGTTTAATTGTGTCTTCTAGATTAGCACCCATACCCGCATTTGTAGCGCTGATAGCAGCTTCAATAGGATCTCTTCGTATTACTACAATCTTTAAATTCGGTTGTAGATCTAGGGCCAGTCTCCAAAATGGAGCGGCGGAGGTTTCAGCAGATCCCGTATTAGGCTGAGACAGCCAAGACTGAATGTCCTCTATTTGTCTCATCTTGATCAATTCATCATGGCCACAATGCCAATCACCATAAGATAGAAATCGAGACAACCAAGTAGTTCTTGAACGCGGTAGGGATAGAATTAGGTACGGCTGCATTAGGTCTTAATCAGAATTGTAACAGGTGCGTATTTAGGTAGAATCGAGATTGGATTTCCTGAACCTGTATTGTCGATAGAGATGCCAGTTGCGGACGCGGAATTAGTACCCCCTGCTGTTGTACTGTTAATTGTGATACCTGTAGTGGCATTACCTGTATTACCTGCGGCGGCAGACCCAGCGGCAGCACCTGCAGTATTAGTTACATCAACTGTAGTTGCAGTGTGACGGTGTCCGGGATCAGTAATTGTATGGGTATGTGGAGTACCGGTAAAAGTATGTGTGTGTTTAGGGTCGGTTACACCGTGGTTGTGAGGTGGTAGATTGCCAACAGCCAGCGTGACTGAAGAGGTACCACCAGTTGAACCCAGCGGGTACGTTGTGTCCGTACCAATTCGAAATCTTCCACGGTAGTCCGGGATATTGAATGTAACTGATCCATCACCCGGTCCGTACGTAGTGCCAATGGCTGCAAATAGATTGGGGTAGTCGTCGCGTGGGATTGCCCGTCCATCACATTCAAACCAACCAACTTGATCCCCACTCGCAGCGGACTCTTTAATGTCCCCTGAACTAAAGATTGAGCCACCTTGACCCGCACCAGTTCTGGTCCAGAGACTAATTAGTAGCTGCAGCCAGGATTGTTGAATGTACCCCTTCTCATTTACAAGAGGGGCGGACACATTGGGAAATCCTTGGTGTGTAGAAAGTGCCATTTAGGTTTCAGAGGGCTCCATCCAGATGTATCCACCATTAAGTGCCGTTTCAGCATTGACACTCCAGGACACTTCGTACACTCTATTCCGGGCCTGACCGAGTTGAGTGAAGACAATTGAACGATTGTACTGACCTGTGGCCCCTAAACCGTACGTACGAGCATTGCCCCAAGTTTTACCGTAATTATCGCTGTATCTCATAGAAACTACGGGTTCATCAGTCGTCAGGGTATTGTCGATCTCCCCAACACCCATATCAACTAGAAGTCTTGTATGCTCCGCCCGGCGGTCATCTACTTGGATGTCTGGCCAGGAACGGATACGAGAGATATAATTACCATTGTCTGTATAATTGTCTAGGTCCCACTTATACAGCGCCCCAGTTTGCCAATCACCAACAACAATTGCATCGTAAGCGGCTGCACAAGTGTTCCCACGAATTCGGTTCTCGCCACCATTACTATCACTCCAGACTCGTTCATGCCAGAGATTCTCGGCAATATCATAGACCCATGTGGCATTTGCTGACGGGAATATTAGGACAAAAAAGGTGTGGCCTAATTGCTGATATGTAAATCCGATAGCATCGGAGACATTCGTGTATTTAGAGAATGCTTGTTCGATAGCATGAGTACTGATACGCTTTGCAAGATATTGATTTCCAGTAAGTACAAGGCGAGTACCCTGTTTATCTTGGCTCAACCAATAAATAGATAAATCTTGCTTGCAAATAGAATAAGGGGCAACACAACCATGTTCGACGAAGACGCCCGGCAGCTCAGTGAAGGCAAATGGAGCACCCCCCGAATTGTACCAGACTTCTGTAGTTTCTGTACCGATTAGCCAAGGCTCACGGTGCATTACAATAACTGCTTGGATCGGGTCAGCATTACCATTCTTAGTCGCAATGTCCAAGGGATCGAAAGCCGCTGCAGTTGCGCCTGGGCTAACTGTTCCAGTCAAGTTAGCGAAAGTAACATTGGACAGTGAAATGTACCATTGGTTAGTGCCGGGATTATTAAGTAAGAAGAATGTGTCTACGAAGTCTACTCTAGTCCCGCCGTAGAATGCCCCATCTTGGCCGGCGACTAACGCAAAATCATTTGTAGCTAGATCGATACAATAGCCGTCTGTAGTCCCATCCACAAGAAGAATTGCCAGGCCATTATCAGCCATGGACACTGGAGTGGAGTTGAAAGGGATATTTCCAAGAGCGGTTCGAACCCACCCAATAGCCGTAGCGTACACAGTGTCGCCAATAACCTCGTACAGCTGGCCATTAGACGCAGTGTACGCACATCGATGTGGTACACCTGGGCCATCAATTAACTGAGTAAGACCTGGAGTAAGTTGATTTGTAAAGGGGAATGGGCTGTCTTCACCATTACGTTCTGGATATAAATTAACACAGCGTTGGGCTGACGCAATGACTGATCGCGCCTCGTACATCCCTCCGACTAGTGGTAATTTCTGTATTGTCATTAATATCCGTCGCTGTACACATTATAGGATCGTTGAGCACCAATTACACTTGCCGGCATCCTCATAGTGGGAACCTGAACATTAGCGCCTCTAATAACATTTAGAGCTTCTTTAGCCAGTCCGATAATAACTGGATCGGGGGGCATCCGGTAAGCAGACCGTAAACGTACTTGAAGATTATAACTTAAAGCCGCCTCGTATTCGG